GAGATTCGAATGTGATGCAGCTGTTGTGTTTCTAACTCCTCTTGTCACACCTGTTAAAGTATTACCAGATAAACCTGTGTAAGAAATTTCTTCAGTTCCTATTTGAATAAAGCTTGTTCCTGATGATGGGAACAACGTAGCATCAGTTAACACAATTGTCGTCGTGGAAGAGTTAATACCTCCATTCAAACTTGTTTGTGCTTCTCCCGATACCGTACCACCCCATTGTCCTAAACTCCAACCAAAACCAGGAAGTTGCCCTGCAGGTCCAACACTGTAATAAGCTTGCACTCTAATACCACCAGAGGTCGTTGCGCCAGAACCACCTTCTGTTGATGACATAGTAATAGTAATAGTTGTTGAGGATGGCACAGAAGTTACCATAAATTTATTATCGTCAAAATCAGAAGCACCATAGTTTGAGTTTGTAATAGTGCTAAAATTATCTAGTAATATGATATCGTTTGCTTGAAGATTATGATCGCTTGAAAAAGTTATTGTAACTACAGCTGAACCATTAGTTGTTGAAAAAGCACTTGTTAAAGTTGTAGTCGCTCGAATCGGGTGTATGTCATAAAATACACCACCTGTGTATGCGTATAAAATTCTGTTAGTTCCTATAATAGAAAATTTGTTACCTGATTTATTAACAATATGATGCATTGCTCTAGCTGCACCAGTAAGTTTATTCTCGCCTAGTTGAGACCAACCACCTATTTTTTCTGGTGTAGAATATCTAAATCTAACATTATCACCATCAACCCACTGACCTTTAGCTTGAGTCGCAGTTAATTGTTTATTGAATCCAGGTAAAAATTGTACTTTTTGTAACGCCATAGACCTCCAGATTATAATAGATCGCGTCGATATTCAACGTTATTTGACTATTCCTAGCATAGGTCTTTTATCATACAAATTGCTTTTTGCAAACCTTCCGTCTGCATGATTATAGTGTAGAAATACTTGACCACATAATTTACCCTCAAAAGGCTCTCTCCAATGCTCCAAATCACATCCAGAATAAATAAGCATATCTCCTGGTTTTAGGTCTACTTTTACACCTTTGGGTGCTCCGGGCTTATGTATGTTCTTATACTCGTCTATGACGTTGTTAGACCCCGTAGGATCGATAAATATAGGCCATTGATCTCCACCTAGATTAAGGGTGGTAGATATTTCACAACTTGGTCTATCTTTGTGTCTTTTAAGAATATTACCGTTTCTATATAGCCTTGTGTAAGAATACGTAGGCACTAATTTAAGACCTGTTTTCTTTTGCATTACAGCTATAGTTTTAACTAGCAGTGTTTCCATAAGTCTATCACCATATTTAGCGTAAGAGTTTGGAACTTGTGCATCATTAAAATTACCAATAAGTTTATTGCCAGGATGTGTTACACCATTTTGTAACATCCAGTGATCTGCTTCGGCCGATATCTGTAGATAATTATAGGCTATGTCTGCTATCTCTTTAGATATAGCACCACGTATAACTTGATATTTATTTTTATTAAAACTCATATTTGTATAAAATTATAAGATACAGATATTCTCCAATTCTTTTCACCTTTGTCTGTATTTAGATTTATATCAACACCGTGTGGAAGCCAAGATGGAAAAAAGATCATACGTCCCTCTACAGGTTCATAAGCACATACTCTCCATAATTGTTCGGGTAGATTATCTAGTCTTCTAGGCATATGTGTATTAGGTCCTGGTCTAGGATCTTCTAAAAATAACTTGCCTGAGTTCTTCGGCACTTTAATATAATATACACCCGACCATAATGAGTTTGGGTGTGTATGAGTTTTATTATAACTGTATGTAGGATTAACGTTAGCCCACATATTACCCAGTCCTAATTTACCTTCAACACCAAAATCTTGATTACACTCATAAGCCATTTTAAATAATTCATCTATCAGTGGTCTATATTCTTTTCGCTTATCCATATCTGTTTTACTGTGCCAACCAAAACCAGAATTAGTTTTTGCTTCTCCTTTAGGATCTGCTTTACGCCATTTCTTTATTTCCTTAAATAAATATTTATTAAGTTCTTTAGAATTAGATATGTCTTTAAAATAAACAGCAGTTGGAAATAATATTTTTCTTTGTAGTTGACTCATTTAAACGGCGGTCCTCCAAACCACATGACTAATGATTTCCTGACCCCCTTCTTAACTGGGGCTACTTTGTGTCTTAAGAATGATGCAAAGAATATAGCTTGTCCTTGTTTCAAGGTCAGCGGTTTGTTATCACCCATCTCTGAAAATAAAAGATCCCCGCCTGTAAACTCTGATGGATCTGACAATAATAATGTCATAGATATTTTCCTAATTGGATTTTGGCCCTCTTGACCAAAAGCATTTAAATCCATATGCCAATCATAAAAACCTTTCTTAGGGTACACGGTAAACTGTGCAGGTTCTGTAAGTCTTACACCATCAAAATAAAAATGATTTAAGTTTACAATAGATAATTGATTCTCAATAATTTTATACATCTCAGGTAATTTAGAAAAAGGTATCCAAGATATTGTTGTAATTCTTTTTTTAGTATCATATTTACCCGCTTCTCCACCACCAACTTTTGCTTGTTCGGGTGCACATTGATGGCCAGCATCAATAATCATTTTGCATTGTTCAGGTGTAAATATTGGTTCTTTTGTTTGAGCAACATAAGATTGCCATCTAGGCATTTTTGGTATCATTCGTGTAGCCCCGCTCCAGTTCTTGAAGACACAGGATTGTAATCAACGTCTACGTTACAAACTAATGTTCTCCTAACTTCTTTTGTTCCGTTAAACGGATATACGCAATGTCTCATATCATAAGGAAACACATAAAAATCTCCTATCTTCATATTGGGTGAATAATCTGTTTTAGAAAACTGTCCATTGGCTGCACCTATAATTTGTAGTCTGCCGTTCATAGGTTTATCAGGAGCAGAATATTCTATACCTGTTTCCTTCGGTAGTTTCATAATCATTACAGAAGATAAACCTGTATAAAGTTTACCTTGATGTATATGCACTGGATTATATTCATGTGCTTTCATTTCATTAACCCATATAGAATTTATGTTTTTTCTTGTTTGACCTATTTTGTTCCAGTCTGTGTAATGATCAAAGACACTATGAAACCATTTAAGTATGTCTTGTGGTAAAAAATTATGTTGAGTCATCTTATCGTTGTTAGGACCTGAATAAAACAAAGATACTTCGTCTTGAATTTTACCTACAAGTTGCTTGTTGGCTTTAGGTAATTGTTTCTTTTGTCTTTCGTAGATTTCATTAAGACCTACGAATACTTCCAGGGGGACCTGGTATTTTAAAACCGTCTGACCTAAATAACAAAAATCGAACTTCATTTTAATTTCTTAGTTTTCTTACTATCTAGAGATAGTGTTTTTTCTTTCAATCCTTTTTCTAAAGCTTCTAGTTGCCCAAGTATGTTAAATACTTCTGGTTGTGTTGTACCAGGAGTTATTGTTTCTTTTTGTCTTTGGAATCTTAATAAATAAGATTGAGCTTGGTGCGTGTTTACATCTCTGTCATCAAAAGAACCATCGTGAAATTCTTTTTTAAGTTTAGACCAAAGAGAAACTTCTCTCATTCTATGTTTAGCCACAAGTTCCATTTGTGCTTTACCATATAATTTTTCTTCTAACTCAACTTTTTTAAGTTCTTTCTCTAATGGGTCTTTTTCTTTTCTAATATCGCGCTCTAATTTTTTTATCTCAACTTCATTCTTTCTAGCATCAAATGATAAGTGAACTAAATTTTCAAAGTGTGTATTCTGTTCTCTTACAGACTGCCAATACTTTGCAGCTTTGGTAGGATATTTATTATCGGATAATACAGAGAATCTCATTTCTGTTTCTGTACGAAACATTTGTTTCTTCATCCATGTATCTTGTAGTTCTGGTATTAATTTTTTAAAATTTTTAACATCATCTCTATCTAAGATGTTTGTTAAATACTTTGACTCTGTTTCTAGCTTAGTAGCTATATTACGTTTTTCTTTTGACATTCTATCTCCTTTATTCATTCTAATGTCTTTATATACCTTTCTATATAAAGGTCAAGTCTACGATACTGTTATAGTCTGTAACGTGAGAGATCCTTCAAACTCTTCAGATACTGCATTAAAAGTAGTAGGGTTAGTACCACCACCAGAGTTCAACGCACTAGCAGCTGAACCAGAACCTGCGTTACCCGCATAGTTAGCACTTAAATTACCTATCTCAGTCCAAGAAGAACCGTCCCATAATTCTGTAAAAGCAGAAAAACCAGTTGGTCCTCCAGACCCACCAAATTTAAGAGCGTTTTGATTACTTTGTCCAGCAGCTCCACCATAACCCTGTGCATTATTTGTGTTTGCTATTTCTGTCCAACTTGTTCCGTTCCAAGATTCTACATCAGTAGTATAAGCTCCTGGATCATAACCATTTATACACAAAGAAGATGTTGGCGTTCCAACACCACTTTGAGAATATTTAACTGTATTTAAATTATTAACTTCTGACCAAGAAGTACCATCATATAATTCAGAATCAGCTATTCCATTAGGATTAGAAGGATTTGTTCCGCCAAAAACAAAAGCAGCTGCACCTGTTCCAGATCCACCTCTATCACCAGCTGAAATATTTAACTCTGCACTATTAGACCAAGATGATCCGTTCCATGATTCAGAATCCTGAACTCCTGCTTGGCTAGGTCCTGTATTACCTGCTGCAGCCATAGCACTAAGTGGAGTTCCATTAGTCATATTAGTCGGCGAAGTTGTACCTTCAGTCAGGTCTCCAACCTCAGTCCATGACGTACCATTGTATTGTTCTGTATTAGCTACTCTTGGAGGATTTGATCCGCCAGCTATCATACTTGTTGGTATACCTGTTCCTATTCCAAACATGTCTCTTCTAGCTGTATTTAAACTACCGCCAGACGACCACGTTGTAGCTGGACTAGTTGCTTTAACAACACCTTTAAAAGCTGTTCCACCACCTAAAAACGCATCTCCTTCTACCAAGATAGTAGAAGTAGGTCCTGCTGTTGTCCATTCTTCTGTCGTTGCTACATTACCACCAGGTGTATTACCTCCAGCAACTATAGCTGCTTGACTACTTTGTGGACTAGCCCCATCAGGAGCATATCCAAATTCAGATCTAGCAGTGGCCATATCTGATACTTCTGTATAACTAGTTCCATCCCAAGCCTCTGTTTGTGCATTTCTTCCAGGAGGTGAACCTCCACCATAAATTAAACCGTCTGTAAAAGCTCCTGATCCACCTTGTTGACCTCTTGCCGTATTTAAATCATTTACTTCAGTCCAGTTTGTGCCATCCCAAGATTCGTTACTTGCCACAACATTTCCTGGAGGTGCAGGGGGAGAATATCCACCAGCACAAATAGCTGCAGTTACAATTCCAAAACCTGCTGGGGATTGCCTACCTGTATTTAAATTATTTACTTCTGTCCAACTTGATCCATCCCACTTTTCTGTGTACACATAATAAGTAGTTCCTGGTTCTCCACCAAAAATTAATGCTGATGTGTTACTTGCTCCTGCTATACCAAAAGATTGTGTTGATGCAGGTCTTGTTATATCTCCTGTTTCTGTCCACGCTGATCCGTTCCAAGATTCTGTTTCTTTAGCTTCTCTACTTGGAGATGTTCCTATACCAGCAACAATTAAACCTGCTGTAGTGCTTCCTACACCTTTACCACTTCTTCTTCCAGTATTTAAATCTGTAATTTCTGTCCAAGATGTTCCGTTATATTGTTCAACTATAGCATAAGTAGTGCCTCCTGCAGGGTTGTCTCCACCTGCTACTATGTTAGCTGTTAAAATTCCAAAGCCCATTGATGCTTTTCTAGCAGTATTTAAATCACCGCCAGATGACCAAGATCCTCCACCTATTCCACCTTCAACTGGATCGGTGTCTAGTGTTTGTATTGTTACGCCTTTTATTTGTTTATACGTTGCCATAATTAAGTTGTTGTTATTGTTTTGTTACCTAATGAAGCTGTCCATTCTTCTGTAGTTGTTGCATCTCCAGGACCAGGTGTTCCTCCACTGGCTAAACTAGACACTGAAGATGAAGACGGTGTCCCTTTTCTAGATGCACTAGAAAAAGACATGTTATTTACTTCTGTCCAAGCTGATCCATTCCAGCTTTCTGTGTTTACCGTTACACTAGGAGTATTTCCTCCAAAACCTAATGCTAAATCTGCGCTAAGACCTGCTGCACCAAGATATTGTCTACCTTGATTTAAATCTGAAACCTCAGTCCAGGACGTTCCATCCCATTTTTCTGTCAGTGCAAGATGAGGTGATCCCTCTTTACCACCAAAAAATATTCCAGAACTTGTTGTTCCAGCACTTCCAGTATTTCCTCTTTTTGTATTTACATTTGTTGTTTCAGTCCAAGCTGAACCGTTCCAACTTTCAACGTTCGCTGTGCATCCTGAAGATCCAGGACTTGTTCTACCTGAAACCATAAAAGCCGCTGTCTGTGTTCCAAGTCCAGATGACTCTGTTCTTGCTGTGTTAACATCTGCTACTTCAGTGTATGAAGTTCCGTCCCAAGTTTCGGTTTTAGCTTTACTAGATCCTGTATTACCTGCAAATTTTATTCCCGCTGTTCCAGTTCCAGCTGATCCTGATTCTGAAGTCGGATTGCTAGGATTATTAACTTCTGTCCAAGAAGTGCCATCATATTTTTCTGAGTTTGCTGTTGGTGATGGACCTCCAACGACATTGTCTGTTTGTGACCCAAAAGCAAAGTGATTAGATCTTCCAGTGCTCATAGCTCCACCACTAGCCCAAGTAGCACCAGGCACATCTGTTATTGTTTCTTTAAAAACGTTTGTTGTTGAATTAAAAAATAATTGTCCTTCAGTTATTTTTGAAAATACTGCGGGTGCTACAAATTCTTCTGTTGCTGCAGTTCTTGAAGGTGTTCCACCACCGATTGAAAGTGATGAACCAGCATCGTGACCTGCTGAAGATTCTATAATTTTTGCTGTAGATAAATCTCCAACTTCTGTCCAAGCACTTCCGTCAAAATGTTCTGTTGATGCTACTAATGCAGGTGGTGGACTATTACCACCAAAAAATAATCCTGATGTATTATCTGCTCCTGAAGTTCCTGCTATTCTTCTACCAAGATTTAAATCTACTATCTCTGTCCATGATGAACCGTCCCAGCTTTCAACACTTGCTATTGTTGCACCTGGATTATTTACACCTCCTGCACTAACGGCACTTGTTGATGTTCCCCAATTATTTGATTGTTCTCTTGCAGTATTTATTTCAGCTATTTCTGTCCAAGATGATCCATTCCAAGACTCAACGTTATCAGTTGCTGCTGTTGTTTTTCCTCCTACCATTAAACATGCCTCAGCATTTACACCAACTCCTGTTGCTTGTCTTCTTGCTGTATTTAAATCATTAACTTCAGTCCACGCTGATCCGTTCCATTCTTCTGCATTTGCATAGTTAGGAGGCCAACCCCCATATGCTAAAGCTGCAGTTTGTGTACCTGCTCCTGCTAATAATCTTCTACCCGTATTCATTTCAGCTACTTCAGACCAGCTTGTTCCATTATATGAATCTGTTTCAGCACTTACTGGGTGTAATGGACTAGGTGGATTTCCTTGTCCACCAAAATTTAAAGCGGCATTGTACGTAGCACCTGCCCCAGCACTTTCAGATAGTGCTGCAGGTAAATCTCCACCTGACGCCCAAGTTGTACCTGGTATCGCAGACGTAGTGGTATCGCTTGACAGTGTTTGAACTGTAAATCCTTTTATATCAGAATACTTAGCCATAGGTTAAAGACTATGGTAAATTATATACTACTGGTCTAGGGTACTGAGCTTTGTGTTCATCAGACTCTGCATCGTACGCAGCTTGTGCTGCTTCGATTTGAGCAGTAACAATAGCTTGTGCTTCTTCTTTTGTTTTAAGAGCACCATCTACTTTACTAATCCACTCATCGCCATGATGATTGTCGCCTACAACCCATACCTCACCAGGATGACTTCTAAGGTAAAAATGCTTTCTCTCTTCGTGAGTAAAAAAGTTTTTTCCCCAGTTAGTCGCTGTACAGTATTTATATGCCATAGTTGCTTCCTCCTTTTGCTTGTTTATAAATCATAATTAACTACTTGTCACCAGTTTATTCAAAAAGTCGCTGGCTGACCATTCTTCAGTAACCCCAGTTGTAGTGGGACTTAAAGCTGGAGATGATCCACCTGCATAAACTGAGTTATTTATACCTCCAAAAGAACCTCCAGCAGATCTAGCGGTTGATAAATCATTAAGCTCTGTCCAAGAAGTTCCATCCCAAAATTCTGTTTTAGCACGAGAATCACTTGGATCACCCCCACTAAATATTAAAGCTCTAGTAGCTCCATCTCCTTGAGTAGCCCAACCACCTTCTGATCTTGCTGCATTCATACTACTGATTGCTGTCCAAGATGAACCATTATATGTATAAGCAGCTGAAGAACCTGCTGATCCATCAGCTCCACCTGCTGCTAGTGTAGAAGTTTGTGGTCCTTGTGCGGTTATGTTATAATATGCGGCAGGTAAACTTCCACCTGCAGTCCAATTCGTTCCATCGTATTCTAAAGTTGTGGCAAGTTTTGGACTTCCATCTCTTCCACCTGTAACTAATCCTGCTGTTTGAACTCCAGAACCACTAGCTCTTTCTACTACATAAGGCATATTAGTAGCTTCGGTCCAAGCTGAACCATTCCAATGAAGAGCTTCATTTGTAGTACCAGGAGATCCCTCTCCACCAGCAAGAACCCCTGCTGTATAAACCCCTATCATTCCAGAATCAGATAACGCTGATGGTATGTCTGCTACTTCTGTCCAAGATGTTCCGTTATAATTTTCTACATTTGCTTTTACAGGTGCTTGTCCACCTGCTACTAAACCTTCGCTGTGTGGAGAAAATCCTCCAAACATTCTGTATCTAGCAGTATTCATAGTACCACCAGATGCCCAAGTGCCTGCAGATATTCCGCTTACACTGCCTTTAAATTTTCCTTCTGAAGAATTATAATAAAAATCTCCAATAATTGCGTCTGAATAATCTGCTGCTGGTGTTGATGGAGGTAAACCACCAAAAGCCCATTCTTCTGTTGTAGCAACTTCTGTCGTTGTATAACCAGCAACATATAAAGCAGTGTTGCCGCCACTTGGTCCTCCAGCTTGTGACCCTTCAGATCTACCTGTGCCTAAACTATTTACTGTAGTCCACGTTGATCCATTCCAAGCAAGTGTACCTGCAAATTGACTATTTCCACCAAATATAATTCCATCAGTTGTAGTTCCAGCTCCACCACCAGATCCTTTTGCAGCGGGTATGTCTGTTGTTTCTGTCCAAGACGTGCCATTATAACTTTCAACATTTGCAACATATGTACTGTCATCATAGCCACCAGCTCCAAGAGCTGCTGTAGCCGTGCCTAATCTAAAAAAATTAAATCTAGCTGTATTTAAATTATTGCCTTCAGTCCAAGAACTTCCGTTCCAAGTTTCTGTTTCATTTTTATTTCCAGGATCTGTTGTTCCACCATAAGCTAAAGCTGATGTTGAAGAAATTCCTGCACCACCAAGTTTTGATCTTGTTGTATTTAAATCTGCTACTTCCGTCCAACCTGATCCGTTCCAAGTTTCAGCGTTAGCAACTTGAGGAGATTGTCCTCCAAAAACTATACCACTTGATTGAGGAGAGTTTGTAGAAAAACCTAAAGCAAATCTCGCAGTATTAAGTTCAGCTACTTCTGACCAAGAGGCACCATCGTAAGTATATGAGTTTCCAGATTTAGGAGTTGGTGTATTACCACCAGCAACTATCGCTGCAGTCTGTGTTCCAAAGCCAGCAAACTGTCTTTGGTTTTGAGGTAAAGATGTACCACTACCCCACACTCCCGCATAAGGATTATTAGCTAACGCTTGCGCGTAAGGTGTTGGATCTTCTGTACGGGTTTGAACTTGGAAACCCTTTATACCTTTATAGTCAGACATCGCTATTATTTATCCTTTAATAGCCAACCTTGAGTTGAATCTACATAAACCAATGTAAAACCTGCTCTCTCGGTTGACACTGTTAAATCTGCTGCAGAACCTTGTATGTTGTGTGAGTTTCTCCCAATAGTTAAATTGTTTGTATCAAACGTACCTGCATAATCTATAAAACTTATTTCATCACCGATTGTTCCTGATGATGGTAAAGTTGCTGTAAAAGCTGCTGATGTTGTATTACAGAAATATCCTTCACCTGCTACTGCTGTAAAACCAGAAGTTTTTACTGCTTGCCATGATGTTCCGCCGGATACTTCACCAAATGATAATTGACCAACACCTGTTGTGCCTGATCCAGTTACTGATGCAACTTTTAAAAATCTGTCTGCTGTTACGTTACCTGTTGGAAAAATAAGTGTGTAAGATTGTGAACTT